ATGCCATAGACGAAAGTAAAAAAAAAAATATAAATAAATATAATCAATATGATAAATATATTAGCTCATCTAGTAAAAAGTTTAGATATAATAATTTTAATAATAATTCTAATAATAAATGTAATTGTGTAAATAATTGTAATTTAAAATGTAATTGTGATTGGGGATGGTTTATAATGATTGATGTATAATATATAAACAATAAAAATAATATTATGAATATTTTGTTCAATTAAATTGTAATTAATCAATAAATATTATAATATTATTTTTAAAAAATAAAAAAATATTCATAATAAAAAAATAATATATAAAATATTATTTTTATTTTTCTAAATATAATAATATAGTTAATGAACAATAATACTACAGAATATTTATCTTATCAAACTGATTGTGTAGATTGTGGAAATAAGCCTTGTAATTCACAATATAATAATAGTGGATTACCAACATTTAGAACAAATGTTTGCACTAATTCAGGATTTAATTATGGTTATTCTGGAAATTTAGCTTATGACCCAGAATTTATCCGTGATGATATTGAACAAAGTACAGCACCTTTAATGTCTGTTTTAGATCCTAATAGAGTTAAAAATTGTTCTCAATGTCTAAGTCTTAATGGACCAAGAGCTAGTCATAATGGTTGGGGAAATTCAATCCCAATTGCTAATCCATCTATTACTCCTGCTCAAGATTTAATTGATATTGATTCTATCATGTCAAATAGAAATGTTAAACAAGATAGATCTAAAAAAGGACATGTAAATATGGTTGATGTTTTTAAATTTCAAAATTATGATGCAAAATTATGTGATAGAGGATTAGACCCTTTAAATTCTACTTTAACTTATCCCAAACAACTTTATAGAGAAATGTCTATTAATAGATTTTATGATTTAAATATTAATCCCCAAGTTAACATTTTTTATCCTTGGGCAGTTAATTCACAATTAGAAGCTAAAGATAATTATGATTACCCATATCCATATTTTACTGGTATGGACGATTCACTTCCCAAACCAATTAACGGTCAACCAAGACCTTGCAAAACAACTTGTAAATCAAATTGTGATACTAAAGTTTATGAAGGTAGAGAATGGGAAAGAATGCAAGAACAACAAGCACAACAATATGAATCAGATTCAGATGCAGAATCAGAAACTAGATCTGTAAGATCTGAATCATCTGATTATGGATATTAAACTTGAAAAATATTTCAGTAATTTATTTTTAGAATTTAATAAATTATTTGATGTTATACAAACATTAATTAATTATATTGATTTTGTATAATATTATAATTATTTTTTATTCCACATATAAAATATGACAAGTAATAACACAACATTTAATTTTTGTATCAAAACAAACTGAATAAAATTTTATTTGTTTATTATCAATATCATTATTGTAATCATAATCAATAAAAAATGTATTTGAATTTGCTGGACTTAATCTTTTATTGTGAATATTAATTTTTCTTTTGGTAAATTTATTTAATATTATTTCATCTGAAATAATATTATTTGATTGCGAAACAATACAAGTATTAACAGGTATATTAAATTCAACTTTGGTCATATCATTATTTTTTGATATTTTTGAAAAATACCAAGAATGAAATGACAAATTTATTTTATTTTTTTCAGATTTATTTAATAATATTTTTTGTTCAATTACAAAATAATCTTTTTTAAATTTTTTTATTTTATCAACATCTTGAACATCTTCTATATTATCAATTATTTTATTGATATTTTCATTTATATCCAAATCTATTGGTAATTCCATAACATTAATTATTGGATGAATATATTGATTTTCATAATTCCAAATAAAAGGACATTTAGGAAGTTCAATGTTATCAAATAATATTGTATTTTGTTCACTCATTTGGAATAATATATTTAAACAAATTACTGATAATTTATATATTAATATATATTTTTTTTTCAATTTTTTTAATTGGTTAATTATAATTATAAGAGAATTTTTATGGAATTATTAATTGGTTCAGGATTATTTTTAACTGGAATACTCTTAAATAAAAATCAAGAAGAACAAAATAAAATAAATTTAAATGATCCATCAAAAATAACAAATAATAATAATAATCAATTATATCAAAAATATGTTAAACCTTATCCAAAAAATTATTTAAATAACTTTAAAAGTAATATTTATACAGATTCAAAACAATTTTTATATAATTCTATAAGTAATAATTATCTGGATTCTATTGAACCCAATCAAAATATTGTTAATAATATATATAGAATACTTAATGATCCAGATGAAAAAAATAAAAAAATTAAAATAAATAATTTATTAAATAAAGATATAAATATGATAAAAAAAACCTCTAATAATAATATAGAAACAATGAATAATATTAATTTTCAAAATAATTATGATTATGATGATAATGTGTCAGACGATAGTGTATTTTCAGATAACTATTCAATTAAATCAAATAATAAAAATTTTAAAAAAAATATAGATACAAATTCACAAGTATCTGATAATTATTCTGACAATTATTCCGACAATGACACAAATATTAATATTAAAGTACTTAATCAACAAGATAAATTTTTATCAGATGTTATTACAAATTTATCAGGAAGTGATTATGATTCAGATGATGATAATTTTAAACAAAGACGCCCGCAAACCCAAACCAAAACCCAATGTCCATCAGATTCATTTGAATCTCAATTTGAAGAATTAAAATTTGACCATAAAGGTATTCCATCCACATTACCCAATGGTAAACAAATATTAAATATTTTTAATGATAAAATTGGTTGGACCCCACAATCAAATTTTAATCCTAAATCAGATGGTAGATATGGTGTAACTGGTGATATGACACATAATAATATGGTTCCATTTTTTTCGTCAAAAACATATGGATATAATCCGATGTATGATAAAGAGCGAGAAAATTATTCAGTAAGACAAATAGAATTATTTACAGGTTCTGACCAAAATCCACAATTTAAACATAAAAAAGAAGTTACTAATTTATTTAGTCCAGAAACTAACAAAATAGAATCAGTTACTGGTATTCCAAACTTTGTTGATTATATGGAATCAAGATATATTCCATCCCAAACTAGAAATGGTGAACTTTTAATGCAACCAATAAGAACTACACCTGGTTTAAATCTTGGTTATACTGAAATTGGAAATACAGGTAGAAATGATTTATATCGAGTTTTACCTAAAACTGTTGATCAATTAAGAACTGTTAATAATCCAAAAGTATCTTATACACCTTTAATAAATCCTGGTCAAAAGGGTGAAAGAAGAGGTATTATTGGTGATTTTATACAAAAAGGTCCAGATAGATTTTATTATAATGCTCCAGATTCATTATTGCCTCAAGTTGGTGATCATGTTGCTCCAGCAATTTATGGTAAATGGATAGTAGATCAAACTAATCGTTCTCTTAACCCAAATACTCCAGCTTTAAATCCATTGGGAGGAATTGAAAAATCGACTCCCGAATATTTACAAGGACAATTTAAACGTTCATTTAAAAGAGAATATAATGCTTTAAATCCAGCTAATGTAGGGCGTGATACTCGTGGACAAATTATTAATCAAGATACTTGGATTCCTAATGAAACAAATCGTCAAAATACAAATTATGGAAATAACTATAATGGAAATTTAGTTGGAAACAAATCACAATCATATTTAGAAAATTTTGATAATGCTACACCAGATACAACCCAAAGAGAAACTATGCCTGAACTACCAAATGCAAATATTAATGGAAATTACAAATCTGTACCTTTAATTAACTTTTTAAATTTAATTCCTGATACCACAAAAAGACAAATATTAATTGAAGATAATGGTAGAAAAAATTTAACTAATATATCAAATAGTATTAAGGGTTATTTATTTAATTCTATAAATGCTATTCAAGATCCTACATTAAGAGATTTAATTTCACAAAAAATAATATTAGCAAATCAAAAAGGTCCTGAACAACAAAATTATTTATTTAATATGACTAATGCTATTCAAGATCCCAATATGAGAAATTTATCAGAAGATAATTTAATTTTAACCACATTATCTAACAAAGAACAAGGTTATTTATTTAATAATATTAATGCTATTCCAGATACAACTTTAAGAGAAATATTAAATACTCTATATGGAAGTGGTGGATTGAATTTTAAAGGTTCTCATTCTCAAGATCAAATGTTTAATTATGCTAATGCTATACCTGATACAACTTTAAGAGAATTAACAGAAAATATTGTTCAATTAACCAATATCACAGGACCAGTAGGTTCAGTTAAACAATATTTATTCAATTATATTGATGGAATTCCTGATACTACTTTAAGAGAATTAACTCAAGATAAAATTGTTTTAACTGGATTAAAACCTATTCAAGTTAAAGAATATTTATATAACTATATTAATGCAATACCTGACACTACATTAAAAGAACTTACTGAAAATCAAAAATATATTATTGGACAAAAAGGTAATCATAATCAAGATTATATGTTTAATTATTCAAATGGTATCCCTGACACTACAATGCGTGAATTAATTGAAGAATTAAGACAAATTACAAATTTAACGGGTGATCATAAAGCACAATATATGATTAATTATATTAATGCGATACCTGACACAACTTTAAGAGAATTAACTGAAAATAAAGAAATATTAACAAATCTTAAACCTATACAAATAAAAGACTATTTAATCAATTATATAAATGCTACACCGGATACAACTTTAAGGGAACTAACACAAAACCAACAATATTTAATTGGGCAAAAGGGTTCACATATTAACGGGGAATTATATAATTATGCTAATGGTATTCCAGATACAACTTTAAGAGACCAAACACAAAACCAAAAATATTTAATTGGACAAAAAGGTTCTCATTCTAATGAATATATGTTTAATTATGTAAATGGTACACCTAATAATACAAATAGAAATATGACTGAAAATACTAAAAATATTATTGGTCAAAAAGGTTCTCATTCTCAAGATTATATGTTTAATTATACTAATGGAGTTCCTAATAATACAAATAGAAATATGACTGAGGATAATAAAAATATAATAGGTCAAAAAGGTTCACATACTCAAGATTATATGTTTAATTATGCTAATGGGGTTCCTGATAATACAAATAGAAATATGTCAGAAGATACTAAAAATATTACTGGACAAAAAGGCAATCGTGATGGTATGGTAGCATTCAATTATGATGATAGACCAGATTTAACTATGAGAAATTTGTCAGAAGATACTAAAAATATTACTGGACAAGGTTCCCAATATACTCATAAAGAATATATTTTTAATTATGATAATGGGGTTCCTGACCAAACACAAAGAAGTATGAGTGAAACAAATAAAAATATTACTGGTCAAAAAGGTGATGGAACACAAAGTAGATCTAGATTAGATTATTCTAATGCACTATTAAATACTGTTAAGGAAAATATTGCCAAAGGTAGAGCACCAACTATAGTAAAAGATAATAAAGGACCAACTTGTGCTTTTACTGAATATACTTTTAATGATGATAGACCATTAACCCAAAAACCAATATATGGAGGAACAAAACCATTGGGTAATATTTCTAATCCACTTTATACTTTTGCTTAATTTTTAACTAAATAATTTTATAAAATTATTTTAATGTATAATAATTTTATATAATGGAAAATAACATTTATACAAATAAAGAATTATATTCTTATCATTTTGATTTGGCTAATACAAAAAGAAGATTAGATGATTTTGAAAAAATTTATAATATTTTAAAATCTCATTTGGAACCAAAAAGTAAAGCAAGAATTGAAGAAAATAAAATAAAGGAATATGTTGATTTATATAAAGAAGAAAATAAAAATTTTATTAAAAATGTTTTACATTCAATTAATCATATTGATTTTGATAAATTTTGTTCAGATACTTGGGAACAATTGGATAAATTTAATAATAATGTTAAGGATAAAAAATATATTTATATTTTAGGTGTTAATGATCAAAATGGTTCGTCAAATGTTGATTATAATATTTATAAATCTAATTTATGGATGTTTATGTTAATATGGGATAAGTTAAAAACGAAACCAATTGATATATTGTTAAATATGAAAATAGCTATTCAATTATATGGGGATAATGTTGAATATTTAATTGTGGATGATTGTTCATATTCTGGAACACAAATTGTTGAGCAAGTATTATATACAGATGCTTCTGAATCTATGTATAAATATCCAAATAGTTATTTAATTAAAAATGATGTATATAAAAAAACAATGTTTAAACCAGTTCAAAATCATAACATTAAAGTTCATTTATTTATTCCATATTTAAGTTATATTGCTTGGAGCAAATTAAATGAATTAAATTTAGTGACTTGTTTTGACATTGTGAGATATGAAAAATATATTTTAAATGAATTTGGAGCAATTTTATCTCGTCAAGATAGTGCAAAATTATATGAATTGTATTCAAATTTTTATAAAAATTATAATCCATTAAATTTAATTCCAATATTTTTTGATCATAAAATTGCTGATGGACTAAGTACTGTTGAATTAATTCTAACTAAAGGTCAAGTATTAGATAACCCTGATTTAAGATTTATTTTTGTTGAACCTTGTGATAAATTATATTCTAATTTAACTAAGGATGAATTATATGCACAATTATATTGTCCAATTCCACCATATCATTCATTTAAAAAAATACTTGAAGAAAATTTATAATTAGAAACTAAAATTATATAATTATTATTGTTCAAACATGATATCTCTTATTAAAATTAAAAATTCTTTCCAATTATTACACCTTTTTCGGTGAAATTCGGGACATTTTTATAAAAATATAATTAAATTAATTTAAAGAAATAAAACCATGATAAATTATGAATATGAATTGAAGCCTTACAATAATGATTATTCA